TATTTAATATCTGCAGCACAGGAGATAATAAAGTAATAAAAGCTGAACCCATAGTTCCCTGAAATATTTTCCACTGTTCGCCCAACAATCGGACTTGGTTTGCCCAACTACCAGAGGTTCTAGCAAAGTCACCCTGAGAGTCTTTAGTAACACTTAGCAAATAGTTATATCTCAGTAGTGTCTGCTCTGACTGCGACATTGAATCATAGCTTTTTTTAACACCATTTGCTAACGCATACGCCTGCAAATTCGCTACTGACATATTTATACCAAGCTGTTTGAGCGGTTCTGTTTCTCCTGAAATACCTGATCTGATTTTTTCAAATGCCTCATCTGTTTTGAGGTTATAAAAAGACGATATGTCACCAGAGAGCTCCGCAATTTTCTTAGCCATACTTTCCATCTGTACACCAGCAAGGCCGGAAGATTTCATCATGGCACCCATTGTTGAAGCATACTTTTTAGCAGTAAGCTCAGACAACCCAAATTTCTGCAAGGCTGTTTTTGACCATGCATTTATGTCCGCAGCCATATTGCCAAAAGTGACATCAACAACATTCTGCACTTCATTCAAGTTAGATGCTAGCTCTATTGACTGCTTACCAAACTCAACTATTTTCTGGGCTGCAAAAGCTGTAGCAATAATTCCGCCTAATTTCTTTGCAACATTTGATACTGAACTAACACTTTTATTGAATCCTCCTATTTGGTTTTGTATTGATTTAATTTCTGCTCTAAATCCTGATGTTTCAGCATTTATTATTACTTGTAATTCCTCAAGTGTCATTATTACCACCCCATCTCGAATTATGATTTTCCGCGAATGCTACAAAATTCGCTTTGTATAATTCTATAGCCTTATCTACTTCTGCCTTTTGCATCAACGCTTTTTCCTTTTGAAACAGGCTTGGAAAAGCTTCATATATCTGTGGAAAGGTGGCATTTTCGTCAAACAAAGTACCTATACCTGCAGCAATTAAATCTGCAGTCTTGTATAGAAAAACTGCTTTTTCTTTTTGCTGACGTTCATATACCCTGTTGTAAGACTGTATTGCATTTATAATTTCTCCATATGTCATGTTCCAGTAATCCCACTCTTTTATACCAGCATCAAGAGACGTATATAGCAGCATTTCAAACAGTTCTTTAAATGTTTTCGGAGAATCAGGATCAGTTACTCCTTCTCCGCTTCCTTCTCCTCCTTTTGATTCTCCGTTGGAACGAAAAAACCACTTACCTTGTACATTTCAAAAATCACATGAACAATTTCCATTATGCTCCCACCACATTCAATGTACTCATCAATCAGGTCAAAAACCTTACTTTCATCATAACCGTGTTCAAGCTTCTGTAAACCTGCTTTTAAATTCTCAGCGATGAACCTTGTTGTTGGTATTTTGCTATTTGCCATTGATATAATAAGCTCATTAAATGGGTTTTCTCCGATCTTGTTTTCAAGTTCTATCGCCGTTCTTGAAGTTAACCTGAGCTTAAGTTCTTTTTTTATATTTCCTTCTCTATCTTTAATACACCATGTATAATAAAGCATTTATTAGTCCTCCTTTTAATTTTTAAGCCGGATCTGTTACGGCTATTTCACTTTGAAGCGCAATTTGTAATGTAAAAGTTACCGGGTCATTTACCTTTCCGCCTTTTATCTTAAGATTACAATAGCCACTGAAGGTAAACTTTGTACCATCCATAAGTTCTAATTGGTAGTCATCTACTTTTCCAGCAGCCTGTGCAGCTTTAAGCTTTCTGTATGAACTATTTGTTGTGTTCTCATATTTGAAGACAAAATCCAAATTCCCATAATCGCCTATGCCATATTCATATTTTTTCGCTGTATCTGCTAATGTTGTAACCTCTACCTTTTCAGGGTCTATTCCTAACTCCGGTAATTCTTGTAGACCGATAAGATTAGTAAACTCTGTTCCTGTGCTTCCATTTGCCTTAAATCCCAATTTAGAGCCGTTTGCTAACATCTATATACCTCCTTCAATTAAAAACATATTTCATATCCTTGTCTATGATCCCTTCATATCTCATAACCTTATGCTTCAATCCGCTTGGATCAGGAACATCACTGCAAAATATTCTTTTAAGACCTAAACTAGAAAGTACCCCATCTACTGCTAAAGCAGCATCTGAAGCACCTCGTTTATTCCATATATCTATTTTGTATCTCAGGTATGCCAGTTGCTCAATATTATCTGTCTTGGTGTGAGTTTTGTTATCCTCTTCCATATACTGAATAACCGGGAAAGTAGCCCAATCAGAGGGATAACAGTCATTAACATTTCTTGTTACTGTTTTAAGGGCTTTCAGTATCGTTGGTTTTATATTAATCATTTTGCAGCCACCTCCCTTATAGCAGTTTTAACATCTTTCTTAATACGTTCAACGACCTTATCCTCCTGATTTTTTAAGGCCGGATATAAGAAAGGTTGTGCTTCTATTCCTGCCCAATCCTCTCTATATTCTAAATCAATATCTGCTTTTGGTGGACTTGGTGACGCTGATCCACGTTGACCAGTACCAAATTCTTGATAAGCAGCATGGTCTGAATTAGTGTATACAATGCCTTTTACTCCTGTAGAACTCACTTCTGTCTTAGTATTTATACTATTTCTTAAATCACCCAGGTCAACCGGGCAAAGGTATTTTGCATCACGCTGTACAAGTTTAACGTTTTTGCCTACAGATTTTTCAAGAGTTCCAACCACATCACCGCCAAGCTCAGAGAGTTTATTAAGTAATTTATCAAGCCCAATAATATTCCTGCTCATAATATCTTCTCCAATTCTATTTGCTTATGCGACCAGTTTTTTATTGAAATAACTCTGTAGTCCGGCTCTGCATCCGAACCAACATAGACACAAATGCCATCACCTTCGGCTATTTTCATATCTTCATCATAAAGCATATTAAGAATATACTTGAGCCTCTCTCCATAAATCTCAGCCTGCAGCTTCCCTGAAGCAGGACTGATATTCGCTTGAATTTTGGTAAAGGTTGTTTCAAACCCGGAGTACTTTCCACCTTCATTATCCTCAATCAATGTCTTTTTCTTAAGGTAATAAGTCTTTTTATTGCGTACTCGCATTGGCTATTTTCGCCCCTTTCAGCAATCTATAAGCATTTAGCCTGTTCTTAACAGCTTCAGGAATATCCGTTGAATATGACACAGATATTCCTCCCTCACTTCTGGATACTTCACCTTCAACTCCTTGCCGATTGTAATAAATAATTGCGAGTTCACGCTGAAGAGGCTCAATAGAATTAGTTATTAAACTACGGTTTGTAAAATCAAGTATTTCTGCTGCAGCATCTTCAAGTATGGCAGTTAGCAGCTCATCTTTTGATGTATCTGCGGTTGAAATACCCAATCTAACTTTGAGCTTTTCAATTTGTGTCATAATACCACCTCATTAATAAAAGGCGGATTATTTTCCGCCTTTTATCGCCTGAATCAATTCATCTTTATTCATCTTACTTACATCTTCAATGCCCTTTTCCTGTGCAATAGCAACGAGCTGCTCAACAGTCATATCATTTAAATCTGAAGTATTTTCCGGTTGTTCAGCTGTAACATCCTTCATGTTCGTGGCATTTTCCGGTTGTTCAGCTGTAACATTCTTCATGTCTAAAGCATTCTCCGACTGTTTACCTATATCATCCTTCATGTCCGTGGCATTTTCTGGTTGTTCAGCTGTAGCATTCTTCATGTCTGAAGCATTCTCCGGCTGTTTACCTATATCATCCTTCATATCTGTATCATTTTCCAGCTGTTCAAAAATAAGCCCTATACATTTACCCATTCTGCTCCCCCTTATGCCTTATGGTGCAAATATATACCAGCTGTTTTGTTTCCGTAAATATCAGCAAGCCCATAATTTCTATAACCAAATTTCCACGCATCTGCATCCTGATTAGCTTCAGGAGTTATAATCTTTGGTACTACATGCTTAGAAAACTGTAGCACTGCAGACTTTTCAATTATCATAAAATTAATATCCTTACCATTTGTAGCATCCTTTGTATAACCACCAGATTCTTCTCCTGATGTAGTTCCATCCTTAAGATTTATAGCAGTATAAAAACGTGACTGCGGCACAGGAATTACACCTGCATAGTTTTTAAGAACCTCTCTTGACTTTGTTGTATCCAAGTCTTCAATCTGACCTTTAAGTGTAGGAGTTATAAACAAATATCTGCTTTCGGTAGGTACTTCTGCCTCGTCAAGTACACTGTTACCCACACGAATAGCTGCAATAGCAGCAGCACCATCAGCAAGTGTAGCACCTGCCGAAACCCTCCCAATACCTGTTTTTCCACAATAGTTTGCAAATCTGAACGCATCCACCTCAGGGACAACCTTTGTTCTTAAGAATTCTCCGGCCAGACTTCCAAAAGCTAAACCTACACTTTCCTCATTGTCCATGTCATCAACAGAGAACATTCTTCCACGTTCATAGTTAAAAGTTACAGTTTCCCATACAAGAGTTACATCTCCTTTTACATATCCTGAATTTCTTGAGTAGTCCGCAAGTCCATCCATAGAAATTTTTGGAATTACAATTTCGTTTGCATTTGCTCCCTCTCTCGCAAGACTTGCATCACTATCAATGATAGATGTAAGTGAAGCCTTTTTGTATACCTCATCTAGCAGAGGTACATATTTTTTTGCTAATGTTATTGTATTTGCCATTTTAATCCCTCTTCCTTAAAAAATATTATTATAATCCAAATGCTTTTCTTAATGCTGCATCAGAGCCCCCGGCTCCTGATCCTCCTCTTGGAGTTTCTTTACTTCTCAACTTCTCATTTACTGCCTTTTCTACAGCAGCCTGAAATGCCTTTTCAACTGATTTTATACTTGTGCTGCATGTATCGGCACTCTCATAATTGAGAATATCAGCAAGCTCTTTAGGAATCCCTTTTTCTGCTAGTGTTTCATAAGCCTGTGCCTTAAGTTCCCGGGCAGATATATCCTTTTCCCTTTTAGTCAGTTCATCCTCATGTTTTTGCTTTTCATATTCGGATTTTTGGTCTGCAGTCATTTTTGCAAGTTTCTGTGCTTCTGTCTTAGCCTCTTCCAGCTTAGCATTATAATCTGTATCCCACTTAGCCTTAGCAGTTTCAATAGCCTTAGCGATACGCTTATCAAACTCGCTCTGATATTTTGTATCCTTAAGCACATCATCAAATGACTTTTCTTCTTCAGCTCCTTCTCCACCTTGACCATCAACAGAACCAGATCCGGCAGTTCCTTCATCATCTGCTCCTGCAGTACCAGAACCCGAACCTCCTCCACCTTGACCTCCATCAGCTTCAAGTAATGGCTTCGTTAAAAAGTATTTTCTAAAAAACATATATTCCTCCTCGCTCACCGTGTTAAATGTCCACGATGTTTAAATATTTAAGCAGTTTTAAGCCATACTCAGGGCAAAATAAAAGCAGCATTAAATATCTGATATTAATGCTGTTTAGTCCATTTGGCATGTGATTTATTATACTATTTGCCAGTCCTCGGCAAGCATATCTGTTTGGCTTGCTAACCACGGAACAAAACCATTATCAGCAGTTTTAATTCCGATCCAAGGCAACTTTTTATATTGTATTGGGTCATCGAACTCTATAAAAATCATGGCATCATTATCAAATTCGCATAGTATTAACCACATACCCTTGCCATTCCAACCCTTACGTGCCACTTTGTAGCCACTTTTAAGATTCCTGATTGCTTCACCAAAGGTAAACGTTTGGACATTCAGGTCTATATCTGCTGGTAAGGTGTCAATTACTTCCCATTCATCACTATTGAT